ATGATTCTTATCTAACTTAGCATCTATCCATCCCACATTAATAGGAAATTGTGGTTTTGTTTTCATTATCCCAATCCCGAACTAAATCTCATAAACTCAATAGCATTCTTAATTTGATAAGTCCTATTAGTTATTTGTTTTAGTATACTTTCCAAATACACTAACATTGTATCATAATAATCAATTTTTAATGATACATTAGAAAGTTTATCATCTGCATCCATATATTTTTGCATAGTATCTTTATCCCTTATCTTCTTTGGAAAAGGATTTTCTGCATATACTTCTGGATCTGATTTCCCAGAAAAATATTCATATCTTTCATGCCTAACATTCTTACGCTGTTGTTCAGCTTTCTTCCTCAAAAGGATAAGATTGTTATATAAGTCATGATACTTAGCATGAAGCATCGGGATATTTAATGATTCTTCGTGTAGATTATCTCTATCTATCTTTGAATCCTTTTCCCACATACTCTGTATTTCATTCAAATCAATCATAAATTACTCACATATTATGGACAGTGACCAGCTCCTATTGCCTCTATAGTATATAAACTATACTTGAAAGTGACCTCAGATGTCACGTATTCTAAATCTTGAACTCCAGCATCAAATTCAATTGTAGAAAGACTATAAGGAAACATATCTCTAAATTTTACTTTAAATTTAGGAATACTAATATTACTCAAAACTGTTAGAGTTCCATCAGAATATAAACCCATTTGACTATTTCTCTCTGGAGTCTGTATCTCCAAATTCTTCTCTTGGAATCTATAAGCCTCTTCCAAACTTTCTGGAAACCCCAATCCCCTCATCCAATTTTGAACTTCAATATAGTTTTCTAGATTTTCATCTACAAGAAATCTTAAAGTCAAATCCTGGAATTGCATCATATCCCCTGGTAAAGGGATTTGACGTGTATAACTTGGTTGTTCTGTAACTCCCAATTCTATTCCAGGAATACTAACAGCATTTCCAAAGAAAGAAACAGCAGGTGATTTTTGTATTTGGAAATTAAATCCAATAGGCTGTAAAAAATTTCTATCCTGAATTTGTCTGGATAGAGCTACTTTATCTTTAACGTCCTTTCTAGTTGGCATTAGGCACTCCTAGCAAGGGAACTAGATGTTCTCTTCACAATGGAACTACTACCTCCTGCAATAGATTTCTTCTGAGGTGAAGGTGGTAAAGCTTTTCTTTCTTTCCCTGAAGGTAAAGCTTTTCTTTCCTTACCAGCTGGCAAAGCTTTTTGTGCTGGCTTTTTCTCAGGAGCCTTCTTAGGTTCTTCCTTTTTCTCCCCGGCAGGAAGTTCTATCTTACGAGTTTTATATTGATAACTGGAAGATCTATTTACACCCATAGTACCAGAACCGCCCTGAGCTTGACCTCTAAATGAAGCAGCCCTTCCGGCAGCGTCACCACTCTCTTCTAGAAAATCGTTAAAGGATTTCATCGAATTATTCTGTTACAACAGTACAATTTTTCCACCAACTAGGCTGATAAGTAATAGTCTTATCTCCTAAAGTTTTGGTTTCCACAGTGGCGGCTTGAGTATCAGCAGTAGATTTAGAAGAATACTGCTTCCTATCAGCATAAGTTTTAGTCCAAGTATTATCACCTTTCCAGTATAAATCACCAACATTTAATGCGCCAGGGGTTTTAATATGATAAGGCATTTTTCTGAGCTTTTTTACTATTTATATCAGGGCAATAAAAAAGGACTCCAGAGGAGTCCTTTGAAAAAGAAGTATATAAACTTCTGTTCTGATCACATGAGGTTCTTGACACCAACTCTTCTGTAATAGCGGTTGCTATTAACTCTGAGTCTACCACTACCTTCGGTTGTACCTTCGGCGAATGGGTTAGCAACAAGACCATAACGAGTCTTGAATCCAATTTTTGGTTGGAAGGTGTTCTCACCAACTGCGCGTACCATCTGTAGAGGTACATAAGGACAATAGAATAGTCCTGCGTCATATGGGGAAGAACCTTTGTAACCTACACAGTAGTACTGGTTACCATTGTTGGTAGCAGTGTTGGCTGCGGCTAGGTTAGCTGCGTATGGGTCAATGTAAACTCTGAACTTACCATTGATAGTACCAGCAAATGTGTTGCCAGTGTCATCAACATTAAGGTTGCTGTTAAGTGCTGGAGTATAATCCAGGATACCAGCCATTGTAAGAGCAGAAGCCACATCAGCGGAACATAGGATCATGTTCCCTTTTCCGCGACGAGTTCTCTGTGCGATAGCGTTTGCATCTCTCTCAATCTGGAATAGAAGTCCTTTGAACTTCTCAACAGACCATCTACCATTGGAGTCAATGTCAAGGTCAAAGATACCAGCAGTAGCTGTGTTAGAAACAGCACCCTGTTCAGCAACCTTGTAGATAGTTCTGATGACTTCTCTGTTGATTTCAGCGAGAATCTCAGTAGAGAGGATGTTAGCTAACTCAGCCTCAGCGTTTAGTCCGTGGATGGCTTTCAAGTCTTGAGCCAGTTCTAGACTGTACTCAGCTTTCAGTGCTCTGGACTTAGCTGTGACGGTTACCTTCTCAATACTGAAGGCCATCTGGTTGAAGTGGTCACCAGTGGTTCCACCTAGTGCTTCAGCCTCAGCTGTGGTCATTCCCTGACCAACGTTGTAAGCTGTAGATGTAGCAGTACCAACTGGGTTCAGTAGTGATGGGTTACCACCAGCCTGATCAGTTGTACCAATACCAGCAGCGGCGTCAGACCAACCACCAGTAAGGTTATTGCCATCATCCTGACCCGAGAAGGCGGTGTTGGCTTCATTGAATAGGGCCTCAGTACCAGTCTGACTGGTGTATCTGGACCTCATTGCAAAGATTAGTCCAGTAGGACCACTCATTGGTTGAACACCAGCTAGGTCATAAGCGACCAGGTTTGGCATTGCACGTCTGATGAGTGAAATCAGAACTGGATCGAAGTTAGCAACTGCAGCACCAGTAGAGTTGGTGGGAGTTGCTTCCATGAGGTTGATGCCATTGTTAAATGACTCTTCCTCTTTTAAAAACTTTTCTTGGTTTTCTAGCAGGACGGCGGTAACACTTCTTCTATGCGCGTCTTTGATTGGATCAAGACCCTCATAATCGAGGAGTGGACTCCACTTCTCCTGCAATTTTTCTGATTGAAACATTGCGGGTTTACCTAATTAGCGTTTTGTTTGAACTTGTAATTAAATCAGCTTTTGCTAAATGCTCCCATTGTCTTGAGATAACGATCCATACTGTTTGAAACAGGTTCTGGAGTACTATCTACTCCCTCAGAAAGGGTTTGTGGTGAGCTGGACTTAGCAGCTGGAGCAGCTTTGGAGAAATAAGATTCTTTCAAAACTTCCAGTTTCTCACGATATTCTTCTTCACTTCCAAACTCTACACTTTCAGCAAGTGAAGCGAGCTTCTCTTTCTGGGTGGCAGCTAGGCCATCAGAAACGGATTCAAGAATACCAGAAGCAACAGACTCACCGAGTCTCTTGTTTAAGGTGATATTCTTCTCCATCTGCTCGTTGAGTTTTGATTCCATATCATCTAGTTTTTCTACCATATTCTCAAGTACATCATACTTATCTTCAGGGATTGATACATAATGTTCTTCAAATAGTGACTTCATACCTCCAAGGAAGGATTCAGTCATTTCTGTTTTGAGACCGTGCTCAATAGCTAGTTGATTTTCTGTCATCCACTCATCTGAAACATATTCCAGATAAGAATCAACACGCTCAGTTAGAGATGTTCTCATCTCTGCTTTAGCCTCATTAATCTTTTCTTGGTTCTCCTCTTCCAGTTTAGCCTGGATTTCAGATACCTTAGAGTTTAGAGCTGCTTCGAAAACAACCTTAGCTCTTTCTCTAAATTCTTCTGAGAGTTCTTCTCCTCCAAGAAGTGCATTAACATCATCTTCGATGTTAACTTCAATCTTCTCTTCAGCTTCCTCAACTGTCTCTTGTTCGGAAACTACTTCTTCAGGAGTTTCAATAGGATCTTCAGATACTACTTCTTGAGAATCTTCCACTTCTACCTCATCTCCGGATTTGATAATTTTTTGATCACCAGGAACTGCATTTTTGTTAACTACATCATGTACAGTCTTGATCTTAGGCTCTTTGAGCTTCATTGAATCACCAGTTGGACTGGCGTTCTCAGGAGTAGGTCCACCCAAATCCTCAAATGGAGGGTTATTACCTGGTGTTCCAGAAGGGGGGCTGGGAAGTGCTTTATCGCCAGGAACGGCGTTAGCATTCACAGCAGTCTTAGACTGTTCCATTTCTTGTAATTTTGTACCACGAGACATTTGTACTCTCCGATTTCCTAATAAAATCTATATTTATTTATAAATAATGAATTTCTATAGGTGCAAAGATACCTATACTACCTATAGTGTATTGAGAAAATCAGTAAATAACTCTACTTTTTTCTCATCAAGTTGTTTTTGAGTGACCAGAGTATTGATTTCTCTGTAGGTTTTGGCTATATTTTGTTCTCTAAGAACACCGCCATCCCATACCCACT